ACAGGAGGTATTACATTTATGAATGAAGAACTGAAGAAAAATGTCGAGGCTGCAGTAGCCGAGATCTTTTCTCAGAAAGAAGAGGCGGAGCAAAGAGCTGAAACTGAAAAAGCTCTCCAGAAATCTGCTAATACTATTTCTCAATTAACCGTTGCGCTTGAAGATAAGAATGCTGCGGATGAGGAAGTAGCAACGCTGATTAATGATTTGGAGAATAAAGTTAAAGAGCTAACTTCTGGGCTTGAGGCAGCCAAGAATGAAGCCGAAGAATCAGCTACAAAGCTCGCCGAATCTGAGAAGATAATTGAAGGTATGAGGAAAGATAAGGCTGCAGAGCTTCGCATGGCAGAATTGGCGAAAGCCGGCGTTGCACTCTCTGATAAGGATACCCAGACGGCTAAGATCAGGGATATGGAAGACGAGGAATTTGGAAGTTACAGAGATGAACTCGTCTCTCTAAGACGCGCTGTAGAAGCAGAATTAGCTAAAGCTGTGCTCGAAGAGGAGACTCAAGAGGAAGAAGCAGCTGAAGCTGAGGACGAAGAAGTAGAGGAGGAAGTAGCTGCTGAGGAAGAAGAATTAGTAGAAGAAACACTACCTGCTAATGTAGATCCTGGTCAAGCAATAGCTGCGGCTTTAAATATGGAGGTTATGCCCTCTGATAGTGTGTTAGCTAAATACGCAAAACTGGGTGAGGCTATGGCCAAGCGTATGAATAAAGATAATTAAGGAGGAATAGGATAATGTTTATTCCAAGACATCCTGTAGTTGAAAATCAATTCTGCAGTTATGCAAGTTCTAGCGTTGCTACTGGAGTAGGCGGGGTAGTTTGTTATGCAGGTTCTGTTGTTTATTTACTTGCTAATGCTGCTAACCAAGAGCCTATTGTAGAGAAGTTAGACGCGGCCGGAGCAGTGGCATTTGGTTTTGCTATGCAGAAAGTTAAGACTGGATATCACCAGGTACATCCTACTGGCTTTAGTATGCCGGGCGACCTGGGTTCTAGTGATGTTATTGCTCAACCTAGTTATAATGCTAATGGTGCAATCGATGGTACTAAAGAAGTACCTGTTGGTATTGCCCATTTGGGTATTTGGGACACAGTTCACTATACAGCAGTTATGTCGGGCGGCGTAGTTCAGAATGTTATCGCTCCTGGCGTTGCTCTATGTGCGTCTGTTGATGAGGCTAAGGTTACCACAGATACTGCTGCAGGTACAACCGCTGCCGATGGCGATGCTGCTACCACAGAAGTTGTTGCTAGGGTAGTTAAGGGAGTTAGTGTTGCTAAAGCCCAGGCTAATATCAATAACACCACATTATATCCGATTAGAATCAAACTTTTGGTCTAATCTATATAAATATTTAAAGGATTAAGGCACGATTAATAGTGCTTCCTAAACTATATAAACTCATAGGAGGAGTTGTAAACATGGAACTAACGGAAATGCAAGAATTGTTCAGAGCTACCGCGGATGCTGGACCTGAAGGTCAGGCAGCTTTTCGAGCTTTTGCGGCAGCGATCACAACTCCCATCCTTCAGAAGATTGAGTTAGAGTCAATTATGCGCAGCATGTTCGCTGTGGAAAGATTGGCTCCTGGTGCTCAGGCCGTTTATCCGGTAGCTGAGGACTTCGAAATTCCTGTTTGGGTTCTGCCTGGACTAGGATACATGGCTCAAAACTTTATTGAAGGTATTGGAGAAGAAGTTTATGTTCCGACTTTTGCTATCAATGCTTCCGCTGATTGGAAGATTACATACGCACGTGATTCTCGAGTGGATATCGCGCAAAGGGCTGCGGCTCGTGTAGCTAAAGACCTTGCGAACTACGAGGAAGAGTGTGGCTGGCGTGTAATTATGCCCGCAGCTACCTCATCTTTCTCTGGTAAAGGTCTATTGGGCTCTCGCCCAGCACCGATTTACGAGATCAACCCTGCTTCTACAGGCGCTGGTTACCTGTCGAAGGAACTCATCAATAAGATGATGGTTGGTTTTAAAAGAATCGGTAGAACTTTGACCGATCTGTACGTATCTCCTGAAGATGCGGCTGATATCCGTGAGTGGACCGATACAGATATCGATCCTATCACAAGACGTGAAATCTTTCAGGCGTCAGGCATGGGCAGTATTTGGAATGTAGCTTTGCACGAAGTGCAGCACCTGGGCGCAACTGGTCTGTACAATATCAATGGTAGTACGTCTGAATTTGGAAAATTTATTGCTGCTAGTCCTGGGGAAACCTATAATGGCTACACTTTAGATAATCCTAATGTGACTAACGCCGATGGTACTGTTGGAACACTTGGCGAAACTCAGGTCATGGCATTCGATCTAAGCGTTAATGATTCATTGGTTATGCCAATCCGTAAAGAATACGAAGCACACGATGACCCAACATTGCTGCGTGTCCAGAAACAAGGTTTTTTTGGATGGGCCGAGTTGGGTTTTGCATGTCTAGACCCAAGAAATTTGGGAATAGGTGTCATCGATCGTTCTCTGTAAAATATATGGATTGTAAAACAATCTCGATATCTTACTCTTCGCAGGGTAAGATATCTCAAGGAATGGTGTATGGAAGTGTCAGTATTAAAACTGGTTATGGCTGTTATAGCTACTGAAGCAGCAACTAATCTTATCACCAAGTCAGAATTTTCCATACGTTTTATCAAAGAGCCTTTATTTAAGTTGAAGCATTTCAAAGTTTTTAATTTTATTCATGATGTATTAGACTGTGGTTATTGCACATCTGTTTGGATGGCTTGTATATTTGCTTTGTTTTTTTTAACAAATTTATTTAATTTTGTTATTTTGATTTTAGTACTACATAGGCTAGCCAACATGTTGCATTTTAGTATAGATATATTAGACGAGAAAAGGTCAAGGCTTATAGATTTCAATAGCAAAGGAGAAGAAGATGAAAGGTTACGTGAAGAACATGACGCACTTATGGTCGCACACGATGAAGAGATCAGTGGGGCCAGGCCAAAAAATTCCCCTAGAAGAATTACATGAACAATACGGCAAAAGGCACAATTTAAAAAAGGGGAAAGAATTTGTTCAATGGTTACAAGAAGTTAAACTTCGTGATAATAATAAGTGGCAAATTTTCACAGAAGATGGTAAGCCTTACGCGGAGGTTTCGCAAGGCAAAGAAAAACAGGAAGAACAAGAGGTAAAGGCACAGGGATCTAACGTCGTAAAGACGGATAAGTCAAGGGGGGAGAATGTGGCACCAATTGTCCCGGTAGATATGAGTGTTGATGATGTTGTTGAATTATCAGTAAGACAAGCACGTGAGATTATTCCTAAAATGCGGGATATTCAACTGCTAAAATATGCTGAAAACATCGCCAACCAACGAGCTGGTAAAGACAGTTTACGTCGCATTTTGATGAAAAGAATTTCGGAGCTGGCCGTGAGTAACAGGAGATAAACAAAGAAACCTTTTAGATTTAACATGGAGTTTTCTTCATTAATATAAATTTAGGAGGAGAAACAATGGCAAGAAGTCTATTAAGGCAGTTAGAACAAATTAGACGCGCTGCTGTTTATGACGACGAAGTCGTCGGTGCTAATACAGCACCAGTAGCCGAGCCAACGGTTTCTGGTTCGTTAGAAGAAGATACTAATATACTTAGAACCATTCTTAAGCAGGTAAAAGGTGAGACATATTGGTTCACTGATCTGGGTAACTACTTTGATCCAACGAGTACTACCTCTGGGAGTACGTCGACAAAGGCTTTGAATTTAAAAAACCTTAAGAATCATACTCTCGACGCTAAAACAATCATTGTAGCTGTGTCTAACGATAATACTGCTGTTGGTTGGGGTGTATCGGAGAATGATACTGGTAAATTAGTTACCGGTATTACTACTCGTTATGCTACTAACAACAATAGAACTGGTTTACCCATTTATGATCCAGGCGCCTATACAGGCGACGATGCTTCAAGTATTTTTGATGAAGGCGGTACTGACAACGTATGTCGTGTTGATATCGTCAATATCGATACCGATGGTGAGATTGTAGATGGTAGTGGTAATGTAATTTATGGTAAGCTCCATAATGGAGCTGACAACGGCGGTACTGGCGACGGCACAGATGTCTATGTAAGATATTATGCTGCTGATGCCGTGACTACTATGGTATCTGGGGTTTCTAATGTTGTGTTTGTATATCCACAACGTAAAAGACTTACAGATATGGAAGAATATGAGTGGTTGCGTACCGACTTTATTAGTTCATGGGAAGGAGATATTGAACTAATAGAGGACATTACTAATCTATGGTCGTATACTGGTGCTTCTGACAATGCTACCGACCCGAGTTGGGATAATACAACTGGTAATTATATTTTAAGCTCCGATCCTGGAGACCTTACCACAGCAATTAATTTGTTAAATACTGAGATCGGTGATAGAGATTATTCAGTTGGTAATTATATTACTACTGGAGATCAAATATCCGATTCTCTGGATGATTTAGATGTAGCCCTCAAAACTTTATCTGATGCTTTGGATGATGCTTCTGCAAGTAAACATGTGGAAACAGTAGATTCTGAAATTTCAGCTAATGTGTTTCATTCCCTCCCAGGTGGCCTTA